TATGTATTAACTTATTTTGAAAGCTTAGGCTCTTTGCCTGAAGCTTTCTTTACAGCAGAAATGTCATGCTTAAATTTACATTTCTGTCTGTTGCATTTTCCCACTGAAAAATCATAACACGAAGCAACCTCTTTCCTTTTTGCCTTAATAGGTTTAGGACGAACACTCTTTTGCAAATGAGGACATTTGGTTACTTCATGGAGCCCCTCACACCATTCACATTCAGGTGTGGTTTGATAACAAGGCTCAGTAGCAGCATCTATTTCAGATTTAGGAAAATAGTCAACTTGGTAATCTAATTTCCTAGCACCCTGCCCCACTAATTCAGCTATATGTGTCTCCATTTCCTTCTGATCATATTGATTACCAAATCCATCCATGTAACACAATTTCTTGTCTTTCATGAATGTGATCCAGTTATCAAGTAAATGATACTGATCTTCAAATGTTGAAGGAGATGAGTGCACAAAAGCTTTAATTTCCATGGGGGACTTCAACAAGCGATTGAACTTATCAATGGTCACTTGTTGATCTGGGGTTAGCACTGGTTTTGCCAATGGTTTATGTAAAACACCATTGACTACCACAGGTTGCTTAACTACTATAGGTTTTAAAGGCAGTGGCATGCACATGGGTGGTTTGAGTAGGGACTCATAGTTCTTTTCACATGTTTTCAACCACTTATGAAACATATCAAAATCGAACCCAGGATTCGTCCTTTTAGCGTACTCTTCCATCCAATTGTTTATGTTGTTATTAGGAAATTGCACAGAATCATCGTACAGTGCAAAACCATTCACCACATGTTTCATGTGGTCTTGCCCAATTTTATCCGGTAACAACGCCGGATAACTGACCTTCACTAAGCTGGCTAATTCACCAATAACAGGTGTGTTCTTATCGGTAAGATAATAGCCAGCTAATTTCTCCCCTAATTTACGCAAAGGGGTCACAGAAGGAGGCAAATGAACTGTCGTGTGGAGTTTACGCACTTGTCTCCATATATCACAACAGCTATTGTTGTCGCCGTGCCAAACGTTGCTACTAAATTGTCTACTTAAGAAAGTGATTCCAACTTCGCCTCGAAGTATAGTCTCAGCTTCAAGTACTTGTCCAATTTCTGCAGCACATTTGACATATATTTCCGCATCAACATCGGTAGTGAGCCCATCATCTCCACCGTAAATTCCTAATTTATCCCAAGCCTGTTGCGGGGTGGGAAATACACCATTAACCTTCGTTGATCTAATGGTGTGATATGCTATAAAAGCATTATCTAAGGAATTAAAATCTGCAGTGTCTCCTGAACCTGATAGTCTGGTTAACCAGGTATAATATTCTACACTGAACTTGGTGAAAGCTCTTTGATCCATATGGGCTTGCATACATTCTAATAATGTATCATGATATTGAGCTGGATAGTATCTCAACATAGCCATGCGTTCTAACAAACGCAATATGTTGGACACTCTACCATCGAATCTACTGAGATCGGTGTTCACAGCAGACATTGCTTTTTCACACAAACCGGCAACTATATTAGCTATGGCCAAAGGATCCTTACCAAAAGCGTACCAAGATTGAACCTTCATTCTATTATCTGAGAATGGGTACACAAAGGTAGTATAATTAGCTTTACTAACAGGAGGTATAGTACTAATTATACGTGGATCTTTAACTTCGTCATAGCTTTCAGCTTTTACAAAGCTAGCTACTGGTTGAG